ATAAATAATAAATAATAAATAATAAATAATAAATAATAAATAATAAATAATAAATAATAAATAATAAATAATAAATAATCTAAAAATAATATTTAAATACTAAATATTATTTATAAATATTATTTATAATGCCTAATAAAAAAAAACAGGTAGAAAGTCAATATGTTGATTTATTAGATGAAGATAAAGCAATCGCCGGGCAAAAATTTGTATGTTTGAGCTTTATATCCCCTGAAGATATAATAAAAGATAAAAATTTATTTTTCTTTAATAAATTTTTAAAACAATTTGAATTTTATAAAACGTTTGATAAATATACTCAATTTTTGAATTTTTTAAGTTATAAATATAATCTTGATTTTAATAAATTAACAGATGATATGAATGAATATATTAAAGAAGAGAAAGATAATTTATTTTTAACTACGCTTGATGATGATTATAAAACATATTTAGATAAAACTGAAGATAAATTACAAGATGAATATAATAAATTATATGAATTTCAAACAAATACTCGTGGTATAAAAGTAAGAGGTGTATTTCCTTCACAGGAAGAAGCAGAATTAAGATGTAAATTTTTAAGAGATAATGATGCTTCACATGATGTATATGTAGGACAAGTTGGATTATGGATGCCATTTCATCCTGAAGCATATAAAACAGGCAAGGTAGAATATTTAGAAAAAGAACTAAATGAATTAATGAATCAAAAGAAAAAGAATGATGAAACAAATAAAGAAGAATTTAAAAAACGTATTAAAGATAGTAAAAGAAAAGCAATAGAAGAGAATATAAAAAAAGCAGAAAAAGAAGGTAATAAATTAATGCAAAGTATTAATGAAAATGATGAATTAGTAAATAGTGATAGAATGGATGTTCCTGGAAAAAACTTATTATATGGCGATGGTAAAGATGATGATATAGCAACTGCTAATTTACGAAAACAATTATTTGAATCTGACGATGTAATATTACCAACTGATAAAAATAATGATCATGGTATATCGCGATTAACAAAATCAAAAGAAATTTTAGATAAAGAAGATAAAGAAGATAAAGAAGATAAAGAAGATAAAGAAAATAAACAAGATAAAGAAGATAAAGAAAATAAAGAAGATAAAAAAAAATGATTTAAATAAAAAAAATATAAGTATTATTAATATATTATATAATAAATAATATATTAATGGATTTAAACAATATCAATACTTCAAAATGTAATTATATAGGTTGTATTAAAAAAATTAAAGTAACAGATTTTCCTTGTAAATGTAAAAAATATTATTGTAAAAATCATATGTTTCCAAATTTACATAATTGTCAATATGATTATAAAGAATCTGGAAATATAAATAAAAAAATAGAATCTTTAAAATGTTCACCTATAAAATTAGAAAAAATATAATTATAATATATTATGAAATTTATTGTAAATACATTATTTAATACCTTTTTAACTAGTGGTATAAGCTTTACTATTTTATTAACAATATTAAATTTAATAATTAATTATACAAATTTAATAAGTTTTTATGCTTTTTTTAGTGGAAGTTTTATAATTATAAATTTATACCAATATTATACTATTATACTTAATAATCCAAAAGCAACAGAAACTTTTTTAATTCATTCAATAATTGGAGGTATATTTTGGGTTATATTAAGTATTTTAATGTATATATTACATATTAATAATTTATCATATAAAAATATAATATCCAGTATAATTTTTATATTTTTAATAATAAGTTTATTATATTTATTATTATGTATTAATAATAAATTCTATTTTAAATTAATGTCTAAATAAATAAATAAATAAATAAATAAATAAATAAATAAATAAATAAATACTTTCTATAATTTTATTATGAGGCAATATCTCCATTTTACCATTTACTCTTTCGCACATTAATCTTCGGACCTTTTTTCTTATCACGCGTATTTGGGTCATAAACTTCTTCCTCATCATCAGATTCAAGATTTTTGCTAATTTCCCAAAATTCTTTTGAACCTAATTTAAAATTTTTATGATCTTCTGCTTTATACCAGTAAATTTGATCATTTAATTTATTTGATTTAGCATTATTATTAATTACTAAACATTCAAAATTCTCAGTACATTGATCCATTACTTGAGAAAAAGATTCGAATGTTGGAAACATGCCTGCATAATTTTCATATATTTTTTTTCTATTAGATATGTATGGTTCACGTAATATAAAAACATAATCAATATTTGTACGGAGATTTGGTGGAATACCTAGTGGATATTGCATTGTGATAATTAACATCATCTTCCAATGGCGTCCATTCATAAATAACAAACGCATCATTTTATCTCTAGTCCATGAAGCATCAAATAAACAATCATCCAAAATAACAAATGCTCTTGGATCGATTGATGATTTTTTATACATTTCTACTTCTTTTTTCATTTGTTTTAAAACAGTTTTTTGTCTTTTTAAAATATTTTCAATAATTGCTGAATTATATTCATCATGAATAAATAATTTAGGAACGTGTTGTGTATAAAATCCATTTCCTGCTTCTGTTCCACTTATAACAGTTCCTAATGGTATATCTTGATGATAATATAATAAATCTCTTACTAAAAAAGATTTACCTGTATCGCGACGACCAATTAAAACAATTACCGGACCTTTATTTTCATTTGGTCTAAAACTAATTGATTTCATATCAAATTTTTTTAATTCTAAAGTCATTATATTTAAATATAATTTAATAAATTATATTTAAATACGAATATAAAAAATAAAAAATAAAAAATAAAAAATAAAAAATTAAAAATAAAAAATTAAAAATAAAAAATAAATAACGTTAAATATAATAAATATATTTATTTATTTAATTAAATGGCTGTAAATTATAGAAAAACTAATAATTTAGAATTATTTAATAATTTTCATTATTTTTTAGATATTGAAAATAGTCAAAATTATCTACCTATCTATAAATATTTTTTTAATTTAAACAAAAATAATCATAATTCGATCAATTTAAACCATAATAATTATTTAACACAAATTTTTAAAAAAAATGATTACAATAAATTTATTGGAAAAATATTAACTAATGATTTAGATAATATTAGTGAAAAAAAAATTTTCTTTAAATTTAGTCCATTAGTGGACCCTATTAAGTATTTAATCGGTAAATATAATAATTTAAATAATAATTTATTGGATTTACCTAATTATGAAAATTATGATTTGATTGATAATAAAATTCATAGAGAAAATAATTCATCATATATTGATTCATTTTTTTCATATTTATCAAGTCATTTATTAAATGAATATAATATGTATAATGCTATTGATTTTTATGGCTCATTTTTAGGTATAAAAGAAAATTTTATAACTGAAATAAGTGATGACATAGATATTTTAGATGACTCTGATTATTTTCATAAAAATTTAAATATATTATTTAAATTAACAAATAAAAATTTAGCAAAAAAAATGTTTAATACTACTCGTAAATTTAAATCAAAAATAAAATTATCAGATGATGTTACTGATATAATTGATATAATTGATATAAATGATATAAATGATATAAATGAAATAAATGAAATAAATGAAATAAATGAAATAAATGAAATAAATGAAATAAATGAAATAAATTATTTAAATAAACAAAATTTAGATAAATTAGTATTAGAATACAAAAAAGAAGAAAATAATGAAAATAATGAAAATAATGAAAATAATGAAAATAATGAAAATAATGAAAATAATGAAAATAATGAAAATAATGAAAATAATGAAAATAATGAAAATAATGAAGAAAACAAAAAAAATACAAAATCTCAACCTAAAAAAAAAAATAAAACAAATGAAAATTCCTTAAATAGTAATTCTTTATGTTCTTCAAGATATTCTGATACTAATAAAATAAGCGATGAAAATACATCAAGTAGTAAGGATTTTGAAAGTGATGAAGAAAGTGATGAAGAAAGTGATGACAGTTCAATAGAAGAAGATATTTTTATATCTATCAATAAATTTCCAGTAAATATTATAGCATTAGAATGTTGTAAATCTACATTAGATGAATATATATCAAATAATGAAATATCTAATAACGAATGGGAATCAATTGTTTTACAAATTTTATTAACATTAATTATATATCAAAAGGTATATGATTTAACACATAATGATTTACATACAAATAATATAGTTTACGTAGAAACAGAAAAAAAATATCTATATTACAAATATAATAATAAACATTACAAAATACCAACTTTTGGTAAAATATATAAAATTATTGATTTTGGAAGAGCTATTTATAAATTTAAAAATAAACAATTATGTAGTGATAGTTTTTATGAAGATGGCGATGCTTTTACACAATATAATTTTGGTCCATTTTATAATAATTCAAAAAAAATAGTTAAGCCAAATCCAAGTTTTGATTTGTGTAGATTAGGTTGCAGTATTTTTGATTATTTTATAGATGATATTAATGATATACTTAAAATAAAATCACCTATAAAAAAAATAATAATTTCTTGGATTTTTGATGATAATAATAAAAATATTTTATATAAAAATAATGGTGACGATAGATATCCTGATTTTAAATTATATAAAATGATAGCAAGAACCGTTAATAAACATGTTCCTAGTAATGTTATAAAAAATGAATTATTTAATAAATATATTGTTTCAAAGAAAAATATAAATAAATCAGGTTCAATATTAAATATAGACGATTTGCCTATATTATTTAATACTAATATGGATATATCATAATTAATATATATATATAAATTTTTTATATAAAAAGTTAAAAAAATTTATATTTAAAAAATTATATTTAAAAATTTGGTTGATTAACAAAAACATCAGGTACACCTTTTCCCGTTGAAATTATGTTAAATACTTTAAATTCATTTAAAATAAATAAAGAAATAATTGAAGCTATAAAAACTATAAGTGATTCTTTAAATAAAACTTTTAATCCTTTATTTTCTTTTAATATTAATCTCATCTCTAAAAATTTTATAGTAAAAACTATAATAGTTATAGTTAATGATGTAATAAATTCGTTATTCATAATTTTATATATATTTATAATAATCTATTATAAATATATTAACGAATAATATTATTTTTATCTACTTTAATTCTTCAATATCTAAATCAAAAACATCTTTTGTATCACCTTTTTCTTCATCTATATCTGTATCATCATCAGTTAATGAATCATTAATATTTAAATTTATAATATCACTATCTGTATTTTTATCTATGGTATCAAAAACTAAATCATCTATATCTATTTCATTACTATTCATAGCATTTGAATTTAAATTATTTTTATCATTTTTTATTGTATTACTATTCGTATTTGTATTTGTAGTTAGAATATTATCGGGTGCTTTAATTGAATTTAATAAATCATTTTCACGTTCCTTTGTATCTTGTATTTCGGTTGTATCTTCATTATTATTATCATCTTGATTCATTTTATTATTAATATTTTTAATACTATTTTTTAAATTTTCCTCTTTTTCTTTTCTTAATTCTTGTTTTAATTCTTTTTTCATATCTTCTAAACTATTATTTAAATTTTCTTTCTCTAATCTTATAATTTCTTCTTTGTCCGGTAAAACTTCTTTTTTCTCTTCCACTTCAATATCTGTTTCTATTGTTTCATCTAAATATAATTGTAAAATATTTTCAACTGGAATATTATCTCTTATTGTATTCATTGTACACTCTTTGATTATTATTTCTAATTCTCTGTTATTTTTTTGTATAATTAATGGTGGTATATCTTTTTCAAATAAATAAATATTTACATATAATTTTCTCGCTATGTTTATATAAACTTTATGTATAAAACTATTTATATTTGGTATATCAATATTAATTTTCTTTTGTTTTAATCCTGGTCTTATACAAGTTAAAGATTTCAAATGTGTTATATGAACACAAGTTAATAAATCTGAAATATAATTACAACCAGAACTTTCACTTATACGTTTAACTTCTTTCTCAACTATTTCTTCGCTCCATCTTGGTATATTTATTAATAAATTTTGATATGTCATTAAATATTTTTCTTCTGAATCAGTGCTTACTGCTAAATCATATGCTTCATTATATATAGATTTAAATCCTTCGATAATACAAGGTAATAATATATTTATTAATCGAATACAGAATTCATTTCTTGATTCATTAATAGTTGATATATTATAATCATCCATTATTTAAATAAATAAAATATTTTCTAAATCAATATTATAACGAAAATATATAAAATTTAAACAAACAAAAATAATTAATTTTTCATCTCTTATTTCTTTTTTTATACTTTCAATTAATAATAAAAAATTATATTTATTAATATTATTTTCAATATTGTTTTTTATATATTGAATTAATAAATCACCACTAAATGCTAAATTATATAATTTATTTGTTAAATTAATTATATCTATAGTATTTATTGAATCATCGTTATTGCTTTTTAATATTTTAATTAAAGCATTCTTATTTTTACTATTTATTTTATCTATTTCCATATTTATATTTTCTTTTATAGAATCCTTACAATATAAACACGTAAATCTTGACAATATTGGTTTCAATAAATCATCTTTATTATTCACTATAATGAAAAATCTTGTACTATGATTATATATTTCTATACATCTACGCAAAGAACTTTGAGCATCAATAGTTAATTTATCAGAATTTAATAATATTATACTTTTAAATATTTTATTATTTTCAAAATTATTTATTGACGAACTCGCAAAAAATTTTAATTGTTCTCTTATATAACGTATATTACCTTTACCAAAAGAACAATTTACTATCAAAATATAATCATCTATATTTTTTTTTGTCTTATATATCAATTTTAGAAATGTAAATAATAATGTTTTTTTACCAGTTAAATGATTACCACATATTATAATATTTGGTATATTGTAATTTTCATATAATATTATTAATTTATTAAATAAATTAATATTATGGACATTTAATTTATCTAAATTTTTTATTATATTTTCCCTAATATAATTATCGTATTCATTATTATTTGTATCCTCTAATAAATATTGTTTCTTTATATTATTTAATAAGGTATTATTATCACATATATTATTATTAATACTATCATTCATATGATTATTAAATTATTTAATAATCATATTTTTAAGTATAATATTATTACTATAAATTGTTTATATAGTATAATATATAATGTCAAACAAATTATCTGATACAAAAGCTAATACACCATCCAGTAAAAGTCTTATTATGATGGAACAAGTAGCAAATGATGAACAAGACGATTCATTTGCTATTGGAACTAATATACCAAAAAATATTACAGATTTATTAGATCCAAAAGTATTACAAAAACAAGTTTTACAAATGGTTGTAGATGCTTCATTTGATAATGTAGACATTTCAGGTTATTTAAATGTTCTTGGAAAATCAATTTTAGATAATGTAGATACAAAACTTGCAGATGCAACTATATTAAATACTGGTTTTATTAGTGTTGATAATGAACTTATTATTGGCGAAACATCTACTTTTAGTTTTCAAAATCAAATAAATGTAATTAATACTCAAATAACAACTATAAATACTAATATAGGTAACATTGATAGTTCCATAATACATATAAAAAATAATTATGTTGAAAAAATTATATTTAATGATTTAAGTAGTCGCTTCTATATATTAGAAAATTCATTTCAATTATTAGATTTAAGTGCAATAAGAGATTATGTTTTTAATGATTTAAGTAATCGTTTTTATATATTAGAATCGTCTTTTAATGCATTAGATTTAAGTAATTTTAAACATACAATATTTAATGATTTAAGCAGAAATTTTTATGATTTAAGTTCATCACATGATACTTTAAAGTCTATTACTGTTAAAAATACAATATTTAATGATTTAAGCAGAAATTTTTATAAGTTGGATAATTCTTTTACTTATTTGGATTTAAGTAATTTTAAATTTAATATTTTTAAAGATTTAAGTCAAAGTTTTTATAATCTTGAAATTTCATTTAATAATTTAATTGATAATTCATTTAATAAATTATATCAAGATTTCTATGAATTAAGTAGAAATTACTATATTACAGAATATAGTTTTAATCAACTAAATTCATATAATGAATCATTTAGAAATAAAAGTATAATTTTAGATAATATATATGATTTATCATCTAATTTTTATTCATTACATACTTTATTTAACGAATTAAGCGGATTAACATATAACATAGACAATAGTTTACATTTATTAGATATTAGTGCTGTTAGAAATAATGTATTTGCTGATTTAAGTTCTAAGTTTTATAGTTTGCAAACAAGTTTTAATGATTTAAGTAACCATTATACACAAATTAGTGTATTTAATGATCTTTCTAGAAATTTTTATTATTTGGAATCAAGTTTCATTTCATTAGAAGCAAGTGCTATTTTAGATTATACATTTACTACTTTAAGTGGAAATGTTAACAGACTAAATGCTGATTTTAATACTTTATCAGGTGATGTATATGATATTAGCAATAATGTTAATAACAATTATAATGATATATCATTTTTATATAGTTATTTTGAATTAAGTGATAATAGAATAGTAGTAAATTTCCCAATGGATATTTCAAAATTATATTTATTAAATGATGAATTATTAATAAAACAAGATATATCTTATACTTCATTAGAAACAACTGATAGCAGTAAAAATCATATATTAACATTTAATCAAATTAATGAATTATTAGTTCAACGAGACTTTTTATTATCCAGCACATTCAATGATTCTATTGCTAGTATCGGAAGAAATCAATTAATAGTAAATGACGCAAGTCAAACATTTTTTGAAGTTATGACTCAACAACCTAATAAATTTAATAAAATAAATGACGGATTAACTAATACATCAACTGATAGTTTAACTATTAATTGGAATTTTGATAATATTTTAGTAAAACAAGATAATAAAATATTAAATGCTAGATTAGCATTTTTAGAAGATAGCACTAATTTAAAATCAAAACAATTACCATATATAAATGAAATTAAAATAGAAATTAGTGGAAATATTAATACCAATGATTCTTCAAATGGACTTTGGATAGATTTTTCTACAATACAAATTACAGATATATCAAATTATGATATTTTAGAAAATAAATATTTTGTTATTAATCAACCTTCTAATACCGATAATAATGTAAATAGTATATTAAGTAAAACAGAATTTTTTGATATAAGAGTTTATGGTATAAATCATGCTAATAATTTTCCAAATACAAATACACGTAGTTTATATTTTAATAATTTAAAATTTGGAGGACAAGGAGTTCCTAGTCGACCAAGATTATTATCTGAAATTTCTTTTAATAATAGTAATTTAATTAATGAACAAAATTATATTTTGACATTAGATGTTTCTGATGTAGATATATGTAGTAATTATGCAAATACACATTTAACAGGATATTATGTAACAACAAATATAGTAGATGATTTACGTGATGATTATTTTAATTATAATAAAGTAGGAACAAACTCAATAAACTCATATAATATACCAATAATAGATGAAATTTTTCAAACAATAGATATATTTGCAGATATTTCTTTTGATATTAGTTTATCATCTAAAACTATAACAAGCTCAATTACATATTATGGTTCTAAATTTAAATATGATATAAAAGTAAGAAATAGTTTAGGTAATGACACTTGGTCTGAAATTTTACCAGTAACTACAAAAAATTTTTCTCGTATTCCAAGAAGCAATGGTATATCTTCAACTTTTAATATAAATAGTAAACTACAATCATCAAATAATAATAAACTAATTTTATCAAAAACATATAGTGAAAATATTAATTATATAAATTATAATATAGAATCTTTTAAACACTTACTTATTTCCTCTAGTAATCATAATTTTCAAATAACATATGACCTTGCTAATAATTTAGATACTACAAATAATTATGGTTATGGAAAAGAATTAAATAATAAAGAAAATGTAGTTTCTCTATCTGTATTTTATAATGATATATGTTATCAAGAATTATTATTTGATGCTTCTTGGGCAAAAACACAACCAACAGAAAATAAACATAATGATATAATAGAAAAACCATTTATTATTTTTACAGGTAATATTATTAGAGATTTTGCGGGTTCAACAAATACAGTTGCAAATAATTTTAAAAAAGGTTTTAGATTAGTGGCAGAAAATTTGAAATTCAATACAATAGATATATCTCATTTAAATGCATTGAATATAGAACCATCTAATAGTATATATTCTATTCAATATAATTATACAAGAGACCCAATTGTTAATAATTCTTATAATAATTCATATGACTTATCATTTGTTTTAGATGATTTAAGTCTTGTTCCAAGTATGTTATATGAAAATAATATACATATAAACGATTTAATTTATTGTATGGGTATTCCAAGTGTAAAACGTTTTAATATTGATATGTCTAGAACATATATAGATATAAATTCCAATACTATGTTATTAGAAAAAAATGGTTCAAACAATAATTCAATAATATCAAAGATTAATAAACCATTATCTTTAAATTATATTAATGGTGATAGTTCAATAAATGTATTATTACATCAAAATTTAATACATGAAACAGGATTATACCAATTTAATGATATTTCTAATATTTTAGAAAATTTGGGATATTTTAATAATTTAACTTATAATCAAAGCATATTAACTACGGATTATTCTTTAAATTGGAATGAAAAAGTAGAAAATTTATATACAAAATTATCTAGTATAAATATTAATTATGATATTTCATTAAATACAAATCATTATTGTGATAAAAATAGTTTTCATTCTGATTTATCTACTTGTAATCTTGATTTAAGTAATATGGATATTTATGAAGTTACAGATATTTCAGCATTATTTAAAACACCAATTGCTGACCTATGTTATAATACTTTATTTGAAAAATATGATCACCATACTAAAAAAGTAAAAGAACATACATTATTATATATCAATAATAAATTTCAAAATGTAAATACACAACCATATCCTAATATAAGAGACTTTTCTTATAATAATTTAACCAATGATATAAGTAAAAATTTATATGATTCTTCAAATAAACAATATGATTTTAATGGAGATTTAAGTAATAATGGATTTAAATGGATAGCTATAAAATTAGAAAAGTATTATAATTCAAATGTTACTCCTACTGAATATGGATATAAATTTAATAATATACTATATAAAATAATAGATTTATCATTAAATATTCAAAATATTTTAAATGATATTAACATTATATATAACTTTTATGATTATGATAGTGAAATTACAGATTATAAAAATAAACTTTTATTTTTTACAAATGTTAATGGTAATACTACATTTTTAACTAATTTATTTGCATTTAAACAACAGCCCGCACCATGGCATTCAATTAATTCTTCTGGATATTCAAATGATTTAGAATTAATTACCATTAAAGATATTTTATTATGGACACAAGAGGTAGAAGATAAATTCTCTTCAAAATACTTAGACAGTTATATAAGTGCGGCCATGGCGGGCGACAAAAAACATTTATTAAAATTTCCTCCAGCCACTAGTTTCTTTAACCTTATGGATGATAGTTTTTTTATTTTAATTGGTGTTAAAAAATAAATTATATTATATAAGAATATTATAATATTTGTAGATGTCTTCAAAATTTGATAATAGTGAAAAATTAGATATATTGTTTAAAAAAAGTTTAAATATAGTAAATAGTGAGTTTGGAGTAAATTGGTTTGATGAAGGAAATAATGTTTCGTTTAATAATTATATAAATAGTGAATATGTATTATTAGAAAATATTCCAGATAATCCAGATTTTGATATAAATGGTATTGTAAGAACAGCAGAAAGTATAGATTTATGTGGAAATACTGATTTTTATAATTATATATTTGATACTAATAATAAAAGTAATAGTTCTATAGTTGATGATTCAACTGGAAAAATTCGTAGATATCAATATTTAACTTTAGATGCTGTTATAAATGGTTTACAAGATTCATGGTATAAAAAAAATTCTAATGGTAATATAATTACATATAATATATTACAATATAATTATAAAAGTAGTAGTTTTTATTATCCATATAATTATACATTATATTCTCAAAAATCTTTTTTAGAGAGATTTTCTAAGACTATTCCTCAGGGAGAATATGGTGGTAATTGGTTTATTGATATTCATAATGGTTTATTATTATTTCCTGATTTTGAAAATTTAAGAATAAAAAATAGTAGTACTCCTAATTACTGGATAAATAATACCGACAATAAACCTGTTTTAACATTTTATACATATATAGGAAGAAAAGGTTTAGACAATCTTATTTTACCTTCAAGTAATACTTTTAATGTTTTACAAATAGCATCAACTAACATAATATCAAAAGAAACAGATTTAATAATTGATTCAAGTAATTATACTATTATTAATGATTTATCAATTAATTTAAATGTTTTAAAATTAAATAGTAAATATAAAATTTTATTAAATTTTAATTATGCTTCGCCATCATATTTTGATACTTTCTTTAAAATAGGATTATTTTATAAAATATATTCAGGAACTGATATTTCTGAAAATATAATTTCTGAATATAAACTCGGTTCTGAATACGCAAATTCTTCTTTTGACCAATTTAGTAAAAATTTTTATACTGATATATCTAGCCAAATTGGAGATATATTAAATTTTTATATTAAAGCAAAAATTTATAGAGAAAATAATAATGTAGAAGATATACCAAATAATGATGATTTTAAACCAAAAATAATATTTACAACTCTTGGTAATATTTTAAATATTGAAGAAGTTAATTTAGCTGTTAGTTAAAAATATGTAATATTTTCTCATATATTTTTCTCATATAATTTTCTCATATAATTTTCTCATATAATTTTCTCATATAATTTTCTCATATAATTTTCTCATATATTTTTCTCATATAATTTTCTCATATAATTTTCTCATATAATTTTATCATATAATTTTCTCATATAATTTTCTCATATAATTTTCTCATATAATTTTGCGTAAAAAAATAATAATTTTTAAAATTATTATTTTCTAATTTTATTATATAAATAATATGTCTGATCCATCTTACAATTCAAGAA